TGGAACTTTGCTATTAAGCGTGCCAGCTTGGCAGCTAACGCTATTGCTCCAGAATACGAATACACAAACGCTTTCGATTTCCCTGATGGAACTTTAAGAATTATCGAAGTTAACACGACTGAGGACTGGGCTGTTGAGGGAAGGCAAATTGTTAGTGATGCCGCTGCTCCTTTGCAAATTGTTTACATTGAAAGAGTAACAGACCCTAATTTGTTTGACGCAAAGTTCATAGAGGCTTTTTCGTTACGCCTTGCCGCTGATATCGCCTACGATATCACAGCATCTCAAACAGTTGCCGCAACCGCAGAACAGAAATATTCGGCTCTATTACAAGAGGCTCGATTAGTAGACGCTCAAGAGAGCTTGTCTGCTAGTGAACAATCCTGGCTGACGGCAAGAAGCTAATGAGTCGTGTATCAACGATACAGACAAATTTTACCGCTGGGGAATTATCCGAAGAGCTTTTTGGCCGTGTTGACATTTCAAAATATGCCAATGGTGCGGAAACCATTGAAAATTTTATTGTGCATCCTCATGGCGGGATTTCAAGGCGTCCAGGAACTAGATTTGTCAAAGAAATAAAAAGCAGCGCAGCAAAGACACGTTTAATTCCGTTTGAATTTTCAACTACTCAAGCGTATGTCCTTGAATTTGGAAATTTATATGTGCGTTTTTATAAAGACCAAGGCGCAATATTAGAGGCTAATAAAACTATTAGCGCGGCGACTAAAGCTAACCCTTGCGTTGTTACAGCTAACTCGCATGGTTACAGTAATGGTGATGAAATATATATAGCGTCTGTCGCTGGCATGACTGAGCTTAATGGTAAATATTACAAGATTAAAAATAAAACCACCAACACATTTGAATTAACAAATATTGATGATGTAAATATAAATAGTTCTTCTTTTACAACGTACACTTCGGCTGGAACGGCTGCTAGAGTATTTACATTAACCACCACTTTTTTAACGGCCGATCTTTTTGACATTCAGTTTGCTCAATCAGCGGATGTGCTTTATCTAGCCCATCAATCTTATGCTCCTAAGAAAATCTCACGAACTGGGCATACAGATTGGACTATAGAAGATATTTCATTTACTGACGGTCCTTACCAAACAGAAAATATAACAACGACAACACTGACACCGAACGCGACTTCGGGCAGTTCAAAAACAATTACGGCAAGTGCGATTACAGGAATTAATGGTGGAGCCGGATTTCAAACAACTGATGTTGGTAGAACTATAAGCATTGGCCATCAGGCTGCAGCCTGGGCGGCAAGCACAACATACGCCGTGGGTGATGTAAAAAGAAACTCAGGCAATGTTTATGAATGCTTAAAAGCTGGCGATAGTGCCGGGTCAGGTGGCCCTTCAGGCGAAGGCGATGAGATTGTTGATAACGAAGTTACGTGGAAGTTTTTACGTGATGGTGGAATTCAATGGGGTTTTGCTACTGTTACTGGAAGAAATAGCACAACCGTTGTTGTGGTTACAGTAAACGCTACTTTCGGAGGGACCACGGCAGAAACAAAATGGCGGCTAGGGGCTTGGTCGGCAACAACGGGATACCCTGCCGCTGTAGCATTTTATGAACAACGATTATTTTATGCGGGGACCAGTGAACAACCGCAAACTTTATTTGGGTCTAAGTCCGGTGATTATGAAAATCATACGCCAGGAACACTTGACAACGACCCTGTAATTTACACTCTAGCTACCGACCAAGTAAACGCGATCCGCTGGTTGTCACCTGGTAAGGTAATGGCGGTTGGAACGGTTGGCGGTGAATTTATTATTTCAGGTTCGACAACGGCTGATCCTCTTACTCCAACAAACGTCAGAGTGGTTAGAGAAGGAACCCGCGGATCGGCACAACATAAGCCGATTAGAATTGATAATGTTGTTATATTTATTCAACGTCAAAAAAGAAAACTTCGCGAATTTACATATGCGTTTGAGCAAGATAGTTACAAGTCACCTGATCTAACAATTTTATCTCCGCAAGTTGCCAAAGGTGGATTAACAGAAGTAGCATTCCAACAAGAACCAAATGCTACTATTTGGGGTTTAAAGGCCGATGGTCAACTTGTCGGCCTTACATACCTACGGGACCAACAAGTTGTTGCATGGCACCGTCATAAAATTGGAGGCGCGTTCTCAACTACGGCTTGGGGCATTGTTGAGAGCCTCGCTGTTGTTTCGGGAACTGGTGAAGATGAATTGTGGATGATCGTTAAACGGACCATTAATGGTGCCACCAGACGGTATGTAGAACTTTTAGAAAGCACTTTTGACGCCGAAGAAAGTTCGACCAAAACAAATGCTTTTTTTGTTGATAGTGGATTAACGTATGGGGGGTCAGCTACGGCCACAGTGTCGGGTCTTGACCACTTAGAAGGGTTAAGTGTTCAAATCCTTGGCGATGGAAATGTGTACGCAAATCAAACAATTTCGGCTGGCGAAATATCTGGTTTATCGCCAACTATTGAGGCTGCTCAAATTGGTCTTGGTTCAACGGCCTTAGTAAAGACTTTACGGCCTGAAGCCGGGGCTGATGACGGCGCAGCCCAGGGTAAAAGCAAAAGGGTCTTTAATTTGGTAGTTCGCTTTATGCAAACACTAGGAGCAAAAGTTAGCTCTAATGGTGTTGATTACGATACAGTGCAATTTCGTTCTGGTTCAGACCCAATGGATTCGTCACCGCCGTTATTTTCTGGGGATAAAGAAATTAAATTTAGAGATGGCTGGAGTAAAGATGGTCAATTATTTATTAAACAAGACCAGCCTTTGCCCATTCACATTACTGCAATTATCACCAGGCTGGTGACAAACGATGGGTGATAAATAATGTGTGAACCTGTGATGCTTGGTACGGCAGCAAGTGCCTCGCTGTCATCTGCGTCTGTTGCGTCACTTGGAATCGGTAGTGCGGCAATTGGGTCAGCCACTGCCCTCGGCACTGTGGGCGCAAGTATAGTTCCTGCATCGGCAGGGCTATTTGGGTCTGGTGGCTTGTTCTCTTGGGGTGCAACATTAAACACCCTGGGGACGCTAGGAAGCGTAACAAGCGCGCTCTACACTTCAGGCGTCCAGCAAGCCAACATGACTTACCAAGGCCAGATGGCAGAATATCAAGCTAAAATTGACGAAAACAACGCCATAATGGCAGAGCGTGCAGCGGAATATGACGCAGATATTATTGACGAAAGACGGGCTAGGTTTATAGCTGCTAAAACTGCCAGTATAGGTAAAAGCGGAACGGTAATTTCTGATGGTTCAAATCTAGCAACCACTATTGATTCATACGAAGAATTTACGTCTGAACGTCTTGCCCGATTGCACCAAGGCGATGTTCAGGCAGCGGCACATAGATCAGGGGCTAGGGGGCAAACTTTTGCTGCTCAAAATGCTAGAGATAATGCATCACGGGCAGAGCTTGCTGGTTACATTAACACGACCACTGCAATAGGCCAAGGCGCGTACAGATCAGGGTTGTTATCATAATGGCAATTGTTCCAGGGTATCTTCGGCAAATTGGTCTTCCTCAGACAACTAAGGAACGTGGTTTGCCATCTGTTCAAATTAACGATTACATTGGTCAGGCCGTAAGTAAGGGGTCTGATCTTATAAGTTCTATCGGTAGTCAAATAACCCAGATACAAGCTGACAGTGATGTTTCTCAAGCAAAAGTAAACGCCACTTTAAAACTTAATCAACTTGAAACTCAAATGTCCACGGTAGAAGGGTCGCCGGCTGCTATTGATGAAATGTTTCAGACAGAACAAACAAAAATCTTTCAAGAAGCTGGGTCACATATTACTGACAAACGTGCGCAAAAAATATTTTCTGACAATTTCAACGTGTTATCAGCGCAGTCTCAAGTAAAAATTAAATCAGCCGGTATTAAACGTGCATTTTCCAAAGCAGAAGCTGATCTTGAAATGGCCTTAGAAGCGTATGCTCTAAACCAAACTCGATCAACACCAGGAACACGCGCAACAAGCATAACTGTTGAAACCGCAATAAGGATGGGAACAACTGATATTGAAAACGCTATTAAGAGCGGCGTAATTTCAGCAGATGTAGGTGCTAAAAGGGCAATAAAATTTACTAAGCGGTTAGCGGATAACGCTGTAGTCGGGTGGCTTAATAATCCTATGACAGGGACCACTAGAACTAAATTGAAAGA